AAACATTACTGACGAAAAAATAAAGGCTATGTTAGTCGATATTTTTTCGTCAGTAATGTTTGAATACATCAAAATTTGATAATTCGCCAAAGATATGTTATTTAGTGGAATTTCCCCTAAAATCTTTTTAATATGCCTTTGCACTATTCTGTACGATTTTCTTTCGTACATATATTGTATGCGTTCCCAATTCATTACAAGTTAGCTTGATCAAAAGCCGTCATTGATACATCGGTAATCCTTTGCTTATTACTATCAATCCAAACTGTATCCATTCCGTCCTCCATTATTGAATCATATTTTAAAGCGTATCTAATCTCATTTGGAGTTAATGGAGCTTTTACTAGCCAATCCATTTTCTTTGCCATATCCTCTTGCATTTCTGGTAAGTCATCAACATCCCACTCAATTACTGCGTTCTCGTATCCTTTAAACTTTTTAATAAAGTTCTTATTTAAAGAGTCTTGTAATAAAACAAGGTCCGGTAAAATATTATCTGTAATAGCTTGTTTGCGTGCCTGAGCTGTATCTGTATTGCCTAAGCTTGCTTTTCCGTCATTGTTCAATAACTCATCCGGCCAGCCTAAAACGTTGCAAATTGCTTTTTGATCGTACTTTAAATAGTCAAAAGGTTTTAACTCGTCTGTTGTCAAAGATATTCTTGTAAATGCTAATTCACCACTTGCTCCAGCAATTCGGCTCAATCTCTCCGGACTTGCATCCATTTCAACTAATCTCTCTTTTAAGCTTGTCGCTTGGTCCTGAGTCAAAGGCGATCCTTTTCCATGAATAAATCCAAAGGCTCCTCCATTTTGCAAAGTTTTAACGTTTAAGTCTATTGCACTATTTTGAGAGTTAATGTTTCTTAAAGCGGCTCTTAATGGACTCATTCCATATAAGTGCGTTCCTTGTAAGTCAAAGTTTGGATTTGAGTATTTGATGTGGATTACATCCTTAGCATAAAATTTTATCATTACATTACCCTCAATCAAAACGTAGTGATCGATAGGACTTTCAGTACTCAACATATTTGCGTTTGGCTTTAATACAATTTGCATCAAATGAGCCGGCAAAACATATAATTGAACTGGAACTCCCGCATTGGCTCCCTCTTCTGGACTTAATAAATAAAAATAACAGTTTCCTGTTAATTTCATATAAGTTTTGTAAAGCCCCCAAACATCCGACCAAGTTTGTGTCTCATTCGGTTGCTCCATTGGAAAAGCCATATCAATCTCATCGTAAGACTTGAACTCTAAATTTGATTTTTTGAGTTGCTGTAAAAAGTCAAAATTTCCAGAAGTTGCCTTTTGAAAATTTCTTAATTTTTGATAATTCTTTTTATCTTTTACAACTTTAACCTCATAAGGAACTGAAACAGTTTTAGTTGCCATTTGAGTAATACAAGCGTAAACGTCTGGATTAGTATTATAACCTTTATTGATATAAGTTTTATTGTCAACGTCATACGACGTATATCCTGCTCCTAAGTAGCTAAAAAACGCTTCGTTATAAACATTTTTGCCCATTAACTTTCCAGTTAAATTTTGGAGTATATTGCTGATTGTCTCTTTCATACGTCAAAGATATTAAAAAAAAATAATATTAAAATGTAAAAAATTGTTTCTCAATTAATTTGTTTTCAATACCGTATGCAGTTAAATCAATATGCTCATCGTGTTTACCATTGGGAAAAACAGCAATTTGATGTAAAAAATGCTCATTCCAATTTCCTTTAACAAGCTTAACTCTTCCGCCTTCAATATAAGGGGATGCACTTCTCGCCCTTTCAATTTTAGAAACTGAAACAAAATTAGATTTTAATTCTGTAATATTTAAAGATGTTGTACTTTGTATTAATTGAGCTATACTTTTACCACTTGCTTTTGGCTCAACATAAATCATTCTTACTTTAATTCCTAAAGCTTCAATATGTTCTGGGATAAATTTAATAAGCTCAGGCATCTCTAAATATTTGTCAATTGAGCTTAAAATAAAATAATTTTGTCCAATTTTTGCTCCAATTTGTATTCCTGTTGGATCGTTCTTTGTGTCTTTTGTATATGCTCCATCAATAAACATATCCCATTCAACATCTGGTACATCATTTCGGTTAATTATTTCAAACCAATCTTTTCTCCATTCCCCTCCCTCTTCTGGTGAAGGAGTTTGCATATATTGACCAGAAAAGTTGTATCTATTGGCTTGCCTGATTTGTTCTAATTCAGCAAAAGTATGTTTGTCTTCCCAAAGAGGCTCGTTTTTATTATTTAAAGCTGGTAGGCATAAATGGTGCCATTCTTCACCACTACCTCCAGCCAACAAAAATCCACTCATATCGTTTTCGTGTAACCTTTGCATAATTACAATTATTGGAGTTTCTCTGTCATTTACACGAGATCTAATTGTATTGTTAAACCTTTCATTAACTGCTTTTCTTTTAATCTCACTTAATGCATCGTCTGGTTTTAATGGGTCGTCAATAATAATTGCTCCGCTAAATTCTTTTGATTCAGTAACTCCAGCTCCAAATCCTGTAATTGCCCCTCCAGAAGCTGTCGCATAAACTCCTCCTCCAAAATCGTTAAACCACTTTGATTTTGATTGAGCATCCTTTTTAAGTTTCATTTCCCAAAACTTTTGAAACGCATCGGATTCAATATATTCTTTTGTTTGACTTGAGTTGTCAAGTGCTAAGCTGTCAGAATATGAAAGGTGTATAAATTTTGATTGTGGGTTTTTTGCCAATGACCACGCAATAAAACATTTTACTGCTAATTCTGTTTTACCATAACGTGGAGGAATATTTATAATAAGTCTTTTAATATTTCCTTTTGCAACTTCTTCAAGTGTATTTGCAATTTTAATAAAGTGAGGTGCGACAATAAAATTACGTCTTGTATTTTCTTTATAGATGTATCGAGTGAAAAACAAAAGATTTGTCTCACACATTATTTTTAAAACTTTTTCTTCGTTAGTAAGCATTTTCTAAGGTGTCTTTAATCTTTTTGATTTCCTCTTCGTCAAGATCCTTTGCCTCTATGTTAAAATTAGTTTGTTTTATCTCTTGAGGTGCTTTGCCAAATATATGCTCAGCGATAAACAATTGACCTCTTTGACTTTCTAATAATACGCTTTTAATAAAATGAGTTTTTGCGTCATCGTCTGTTTCTTTGTCGTAAAGTTCTTTTAAAGCTGTTACAAATAAAGAATTAACTTTTTGCTCTTCTGCTACTGGTTTACGACCTGCGTTTGGTCTTGCTCCTCCTCTTTTTGTTTCCATTTTGAAAAAAGTTTGTTTATTCTATTTTAGCAAATATACAAAAAATCCAAACATTTAAGCTTGGCTTGCTTTGATCTATACTAAATCAATTTGATTATCTTTTGTTTATTGTATTGTATTTTTTTAAACCGTCGTTTTTATCGACTAAGTTATATATTCCAAATTTAACCGGCCTGCCATGTTTGTTTGTTGTTTCTTTAAAATTGCATTTTATCTCAATTTCGTGATCTAATCTTAAACGTGAAATAATTGCTGTAACATTTAAGCATCCTGTCATTTCCATTAGTCCGTTTCTTGAAGCCGTTACGTTGTTTAATAGCTCGAAAAGTATTTCGGCTGTTTGATTTGTTGGTTTGTCTAAATTTAACCTGTTTCTGGTTTTAAAAAAGTACATCATAATTTTTTGATTTTAAGTTAGTAAAAATGGAGGCATTTAAAGTAAATAACCTCCATTTCCCAGTTTTAACCAAATCAAAATCAATACAAATGTACTAATTTTTTGACTTGGTTTTCATAAAAGTTATTTATTTATTTACCCACTTTTATAATAACGGCAATAATCGCCGTTATTTGCCTGTTTTTTATTTGTTTGTTAAATTTTCTAATTCTTTGTCAATTGATTTTTTTTGATAAATTAAATGCAATCTTCTTGCTTCTTCTCTTATAACATTATAAG